GTTCGCGCTCCATCCGTACTCGGTCGACACAAGGACACAAGGGACGTCGTCAGACAAACGCACAGACACAACCACTTTTTCCACGTGTTCATTGAGCGTGTCCTGAAACGCTTTACACACGGCGTTGTGTTCTTCGGTGTTGTCCACGAAATCTTTACTGGACTTGGAAACGTTGACCAGTTTCTTGCCGTTGAACTCACGCACGCGTTGTAAAACGTACTCGTCGATAGGGTCAACCATGAAAAGTACACGCTCGTGTTTGTGTAAAAACGGCGAGTGTTCCAACGCTTTCCGGCTTTCGCCAGTGATGTAATAAATAATTTGGTTTCCTGTTTCTGCTTCGGTGTTTCCTAAAAAGTACTCCTCGAACGAGATCCGTTTGCCGGCTTCGAGGTGACTACACTCAAAACGTAAGAGTTTGACGAGCTTGTCGCGGTTGGCGTCGTCCTCGTGTACCCCTAGCTTGAGACTCTGATGGAACTGTTCGTAAAAAGCATCGTACGTTTCGGGTTCCATGTTCTGGAACATATCGATACACTTTTTGACGAGATTTTTCTTGATGACGTTCATGACCCGGTTCTGTTGAAGCATCTCGCGTGACACGTTGAGCGGCAGGTCGTTACTGTCCACAACACCCGTCACAAACCCGAGCCATTCGGGCAGAAGCATGTCCTCGGTCTTTTCCGAAATCAGGACGCGGTTGACGTACAATTTCATTTTGGACTTTTTGGTGTCGTTTTTCCCAAACATATCGAACGGCGCGCGTTTGGGAACGTACATGACCGTTTTGTACTCAACCTGTCCCTCCGCACTGAAATGCTTGACGTCCGCGTACGTGTCATTGTCACCCGAAATAGACTTGTAAAACGCTTCGTGTTCCTCTTTGGAGACTTCGTCGGGTTTGCGTAGCCAAATAGGCTTTTGCGTGTTCAAGTGCGTCCATTCAAGCACGGTTTCTTCGTAAACCACCGGTGGTTCTACTGCTGAAGTAGGTTTTTCTTCTTCTGGAGTTTTTTCTTCTTCTTCTTCTGAAGTTTCATTTTCCACCAGTTTCTTTGTCACCGTCTGCAAGTATATAGGGTGTTGGATAAACTCGGAGTGTGCGCGCACGATACTGCGTAGTTTCTCTTCTTCAAAGTACTCGTGACAAGTATCCTTCACAAACAAAACAACTTTTACACCACCACCACCACATTCTTCTTCTTCTGTGATGGTGAACGACCCACTGGCTTGAGATTCCCAACAGTGGTTTCCGGAAAACACTTGGACTTTGTCCGCGACCAAGTACGCGGAGTAAAACCCCACACCAAACTGACCGATGAGATCTTCAGCAGCAGCAGCACCGTCACCAGCAGTGGTACTTCTATTAGCACTAAACTGTTTGGTACCAGAGTTGGCAATCGTACCCAAGTATTGAATCATCTCGTCGCGTGTGAGACCAATACCGTTGTCTTCGACCGTGAGTGTTTTAGCTTCTTTGTTCGCAGACACGCGAATATGGTACTCTTTAGTATCGGCGTTTTTGTTTTCAGTCAACTCTTTGTGACGCGCTTTGTCGATAGCATCGGACGAGTTGCTAATAAGTTCACGTAAGAAAATGTCTTTGTTGGAATAAAACGCATTGACAATGAGGGACATCAGCTGGTTAATCTCGGCTTGGAAAGCGAACGTTTCGGAAGTAGTAGTTGTAGTAGACATTATTCATATTGAAACAACTCTAATCTTTAAATTGTTTTAGTTAAAAAAAATGAATCTTTTTAAAATTGACTTTGTAAATATGGTCTAGCTTGCAAAGGCAGGCGTTGGCGTACTTGGAAATCTCGTCGAATTCGGCCAAGTAGCTCTTGCGGATCTTTTCTGTGTTTTCGTTCTCACGCAAGAGTCGGTGGAACACGTCGGAGCACAGAGTCACCACGAGACCGTACACATGGTTGGTGTGTTGTTGGACGATCCGCTGGTTGTGTCTGCGAAGAAGGGTCTTTTCGAACTTGGCGTCTGTGATTTTGTGCTGAAGCCACTTTACACGGACATCGAGGTTGGTTCGGAAATCGATGTCGATGTCGATGATTTCCACGGCTCTGTAATGAACGCACTGCTGATGGTTCCAAGTAACCACTCGGATAAAATTGTTTGTGGGGACTGTGCCTTGGTTAAACACGACACCCAAGTGCCGAATGATGTGCTGAGCGTCGGGGAGCCCTTCGCAGTTGTTGCGCCCCGCTTCTTGTTGAAGATTTTGTTGACGTGCCCACTCGTAAAAGTGCGGGTTGTGGATGGTTTGTCCGACAATTTCTTTTCCGGACTTCCAAGAAAAGGGCGTGTTGCAGTTCGTGCACCACATCTGGTCACACCCTTCGATTTTGTGGATCCGCGAAGCGCATTTGGGACACGGTTTGGTCGTTGCGAGGATCAGTTCCGCGGACTGTACGTGTTCCTCGTCACACGTGTGAACGACGTGGTCTTCTTCTTCTCCTTCTTCCGTTTGGAGGCACCTGTGACACACTTTCACGCCACAAACACCGCACTGATGGTTCCGGCGCGTGACAAAGCCTCGACACTCGTTCGCGGGACACGGACACATGACGTGGGACTCTTTTTCAATTTCCCTGGTTTCTCCAAATTCCCCGGTTCCGAATTCCTTGACGTACAAAGGTTCGGGGATGATGTCCTTGAACATGATGGACAGGTACATCCCGTTGCGCCATCGGGAAATGCGGACTCGAATGTCTGACGCGTGGTTTTCGGCGAGGCGTATTTCCTCTTTGATATCGTTTTTGAACTTTCTATCGTTGGGTTTGTTATTCCCGGCGGTGATTCCGTGGGTGGCGAGGCGGACTACCAGATTGTTCGTTTTGTGAATTGCGTTCAAGTACTCCTCCACCTTGACCGTTTCCACTGCGCGACCGTACTCGACGTACATCTGTGTCTCCGGCATGAACGAGACCTCTTCATCACGGAGGCGCTTCTGGGTACTCTGTGACAAACGCTTGACGATGGTGTGCGAGACGTTTTCGCGGACGTGTTGATCTTCCCAAGGTTGTTTGCAGCTCATACACGAAATTTCAAACATACCGGACTGGTTGGTTTGGTGGGTTTCGAAACAGGTCGCGCACACTTGAAAGTCACACTTGAAAGGACAAGGGACGCGCTTACGTGAAGTATTGTTGAAAGGTTCCACACACACCGCGCAGTTTGAATAGTCCATTTGATTCTTTTTGTACATCTGCGCGTTGTTGTTGTTGTGGTTGTTACTATGTAGTATCGAAGTTCTTAAAGTGTAAATTTTTCAAAGAATCACGGCGGTGTGGGGGGGGTGGGGTTCCGAGAGAAAGAAAGAGAATTTACAAATTTCATGTCCCCTTTCAAATAATAAAATAGATGTTTTTAAAATCGACTTTGTACATCTGCTCGATGTTGTAAAGGCAGGTGTTGGCGTACTTGAAAATTTCCTCAATTTCCTTCATGTAGCTTTCGCGGATCTGTTTTGTGTTTTCGTTCACACGCAAGAGTCGGTGGAACACGTCCGAGCACAAGGTCACCACGAGACCGTACACCTTATTGGTGTGTTGCTTGACGACCCGCTGGTTGTGTCTGCGAAGAAGAGTCTGTTCGAACTTGGCGTCCGTGATCTCGTTTTGGAGCCACTGGACGCGGATATCGAGGTTGGTTCGGAACTGGACGTCGAGGTCGCGGGTTATTTCCACGTCTCTCAAATGGACGCACTTTCGGTAGGTGTCGGAAATCACACGGACAAACGTGCGCGTGGGGGCCTGCGTGTGACGAAACACGACGTCCAAGTACAGAATGACGTTCTGGGCGTCGGGGAGCCCTTCGCAGTTGTTGAACCCTAAACCTTCTTCTTCTTCTTCGGCTTGCGGACGGGGATGCTGACGCATCCACTCGTAAAAGTGCGGGTTGTGGACGGTTTGTCCGACAATCTCTTTTCCAGACGTCCAAGAAAAGGGGGTGTTGCAGTTCGTGCACCACATCTGGTCACACCCTTCGATTTTGTGGATCCGCGAAGCGCATTTGGGACACGGTTTGGTCGTTGCGAGAATTAGCTCCGCGGACTTCACGTGTTCCTCGTCACACGTGTGAACGCGGTCTTCTTGGTCTTCTCCTTCTTCCGTTTGAAGGCACCTGTGACACACTTTCACGCCACAAACACCGCACTGGTGGTTCCGGTGTGTGACAAAGCCTCGACACTCGTTCGCTGGACACGGGCACATGACACTGGACTCCCTTTCTTCCCCGAGACCCAAAGCTGCAGGTTGCGTTCCAAACTCCTTGACGTACAAAGGTTCGGGGATGATGTCCTTGAACAGGCGCGACAGGTGCATCCCGTTGCGCCATCGAGAAATCTGAACCCGGATGTCCGACGCGTGGTTTTCGACGAGGCGTAGTTCTTCTTTGATGTCGTTCTTGAACTTTTTATCGTCGATTGATTTGTTCCTGACGACGATAATCCCGTGGGTGGCGAGGCTGAGTTCGACGTCGTGCTTTTTACGAATGGCGTTCAAGTATTCGTCCACTTTGATTGTTTCCACTGCGCGACCGTACTCGACGTACATCTGTGTCTCCGGCATGAAGGCGGTTTCTTCGTCTCGGAGACGTTTCTGGGTGCTCTGTGACAAACGCTTGACGAGGGTGTGTGAGACGTTTGCGCGGACGTGTTGGTCTTCCCACGGTTGTTTGCAGCTCATACAGGAAATTTGGAACATACCGGACTGGTTTGTTTGGTGGGTTTCGAAACAGGTCGCGCACACTTGAAAGTCGCACTTGAAAGGACAAGGGACTTGCTTGCGTGAAGTCTTGTTGAAAGGTTCCACGCACACCGCGCAGTTTGAGTATTCCATTTCCGAGTTTGTTTGTTGTTGGTTGTTTGTTGGGGTACTATGTAGTATCGACATTCTTTAAGTAGTTAAATTTAAGAAGTCAAGAAAGAAGGAGAATTTACAATTTTTTACTGCTAAAAGTAGATGTTTCTAAGATTGACTTTGTAAATCCGCTCGAGCTTGTCAAGGCGGGTGTTGGCGTACTTCGAAATCTCATTGAACTCGGCCAAGTAGCTCGTGCGGATCTGTTCTGTGTTTTCGTTCTCGCGCAAGAGTCGGTGGAACACGTCGGAGCACAGAGTCACCACGAGACCGTACACCTGATTGGTATGTTGATGGACGATCCGCTGGTTGTGTCTGCGAAGAAGGGTCTTTTCGAACTTGGTGTCTGTGATTTCGTTTTGCAGCCACTGGACGCGGACGTCGAGGTTGGTGCGGAACTGCGTAGTGTCAGTGTCGCGGGTTATTTCCACTTCTCCCAAATGAACACACTTTCGGTGGGTGCTGGAAACCATCCGGACGAAATTGTTTGTCGGGGCCGTGGCATCGGGAAACACAACGTCCAAGTGCTGAATGACGTGCTGCATGTCGGGGAGCCCTTCGCAGTCGGCGAGTTGTCGGGGCTGCTGCTGTTGCTGCGCGGTGTTCTGCTGGCGCGTCCACTCGTAAAAGTGCGGGTTGTGGATGGTTCGGCCGACGATTTCCTTTCCGGACTTCCAAGAAAAGGGCGTGTTGCAGTTCGTGCACCACATCTGGTCACACCCTTCGATTTTGTGGATCCGCGAAGCGCATTTGGGACACGGTTTGGTCGTTGCGAGGATCAGCTCCGCGGACTGTACGTGCTCCTCTTCACACATGTGAATGTCGTCGTCATCTTCCGTTTGGAGGCACCTGTGACACACTTTCACGCCACAAACACCGCACTGATGGTTCCGGCGCGTGACAAAGCCTCGACACTCGTTCGCGGGACACGGGCACATGACACTGGACTCCCTTTCTTCCCCGAGACCCAAAGCTGCAGGTTGCGTTCCAAACTCCTTGGCGTACAAAAGTTCGGGGATGATGTCCTTGAACAGGCGCGACAGGTGCATCCCGTTACGCCATCGAGAAATCTGGAATCGAATGTCCGACGCGTGGTTTTCGACGAGGCGCAGTTCTTCTTGGGTGTCGCTCTTGAACTTTTTATCGGCGGGTGTTTTGTTCCCGACGACGGTGATCCCGTGGGTGGCGAGGTTGAGTTCGACGTCGTTCTTTTTGCGGATTATGTTCAAGTACTCCTCCACCTTGACCGTTTCCACTGCGCGACCGTACTCGACGTACATCTGTGTCTCCGGCATGAAGGCGATCTCTTCATCACGGAGGCGTTTCTGGGTGCTCTGTGACAAACGCTTGACGAGAGTGTGTGAGACGTTTGCGCGGACGTGTTGGTCTTCCCAAGGTTGTTTGCAGCTCATACACGAAATTTCAAACATACCGGACTGGTTTGTTTGGTGGGTTTCGAAACAGGTCGCGCACACTTGAAAGTCGCAATTGAAAGGACAAGGGACTTGCTTGCGCGTATTCTTGTTGAAAGGTTCCACACACACCGCGCAGTTTGAATAGTCCATTTGATTTTCGATTGTGTGCGTGGTTGTGTGTGCGTGGATTGTGATGGTTACTCTTTAGTGTCGGCGTTATTTAAGTTCTTTAAGAGGCGCGAAGCGCGGAGAGCGCGGAGCGCGGAGAGCGCGGAGCGCGGGATATGGTGGTGGTGATGGGTACTCTTTATAGTGTCGACGTTAATTTAAGTCGTAGTAAAAATACAATAAGGCGCGGAGAGCGCGGAGCGCGGGGGTCCGCGTTTTTTTTCTCTTGTGTTGTTCGTGTTAGTTAGGTAATTAGTGGGGGGGGGGTCATTTTTAGAATGATAAATTCAAATGATAAAACGGATCTTTGTAATATTGACTTTGTAAATCCGCTCGATCTTGCAGAGACATGTGTTGGCGTAAGTAGCAATCTCTTCAAATTCGGTGATGTAGCTCGCGCGGATCTGTTCTGTGTTGTCGTTCTCACGCAAGAGTCGGTGGAACACGTCGGAGCACAGGGTCACCACGAGACCGTACACCTGGTTGGTGGATTGTTGAACGGTTCGCTTGTTGTGCCTGCGAAGAAGGGTTTTCTCAAATTGCTCGTCCGTGAGCTCGTTTTGAAGCCACTGTAAGCGGACGTCGAGGTTGGTCCGGAACTGGGTCTCGATGTCGCGGGTTTCGACTTCTCTCAGATGGACACACTTTTGATGGTTGCTGGAAACGAATCGGACGAATAGGTCGGACGAGACTGTAAAATCGTGAAACACAATGTCCAAGTGCTGACTGACGTGCTCAAACTCGGGGAGCCCTTCGCAGTTGTTGGGGCCTTCTCCTTCGGCTTGCTGACGATGCTCACGCTGTGCCGTGTTCCGCTGACGCGTCCACTCGTAAAAGTGCGGGTTGTGGATGGTTTGTCCGACGATTTCTTTTCCGGACTTCCAGGAAAAGGGTGTGTTGCAGTTCGTGCACCACATCTGGTCACACCCTTCGATTTTGTGGATTCGCGAAGCGCATTTGGGACACGGTTTGGTCGTGGCGAGAATCAGCTCTGCGGACTGTACGTGTTCCTCTTCACACATGTGAATGTCGTCGTCATCTTCCGTTTGGAGGCACCTGTGACACACTTTCACACCACACACACCACACTGGTGTTTCCGGCGCGTGACAAAACCGCGACACTCGCCCGCGGGACAAGGGCACATGACACTAGACTCTTTTTCTCCGAGACCGACCTGTTCTCCGGCTGCTTGCGTTCCAAACTCCTTGACGTACAAAGGTTCGGGCATGATGTCTTTGAACAGGGGGGACAGGTGTATCCCGTTGCGCCATCGAGCAATCTGGCCTCGAATGTCCGATGCGGCGTTTCCGGTGAGGCGTAGCTGCTCGTCGATCTTGAACTTTTTGATTTTGTTTGCGAACTTTGTGCTGTTTTTGTCCGGGTTGATTTGGTGGGTGGCGAGGTCGAGTGTGAGATCGTTCATCTTGCGAACCGTGTCCAAATATTCCTCCACTTTGACCGTTTCCACTCCACGACCGTACTCGATGTACATCTGCGTCTCCGGCATGAAGGCGATTTCTTCATCCCGGAGGCGTTTTTGGGTGCTCTGCGACAAACGCTTGACGAGGGCGTTTGAAACGTTCTCGCGGACGTGTTCCTGTTCCCAGGGTTGTTTGCAGTTCATACAGGCAAATTCAAACATACCGGACTGGTTTTTTTGGTGGGTTTCGAAACAGGTCGCACACACTTGAAAGTCGCATGACGGACAAGGGACCTGTTTACGCGAGCTCTTGTTGAAAGGCTCCACACATACAGAACAGTCCATCTTTTGTTTATTGAAGAGGGGGTTGGAGGGGTGTGGTGTTGCTTGTCTAGGTAGAGGTAGGTGTGGTGGGGTGTTTGTGTGTTGCTTGGTGGTGTTGTACTCTTTAGTGTGGACGTTCTTTAAGTGAGTAAAATTCAGAAAGAGGCGCAGAGGGGGGGGGGGGGGCGGTGCGGTGTTGCTTTTATTGCTTGTGTTGCTCGTATAGGTAGAGGGGAGGGTCCTCTCGTTTTTTCGATTTTCTTTGTGTTGCTCGTGTTAGTATGGGGTGGTGTGTTACTCTTTAAGTGTGGACGTTCTTTAAGTGAGTAAAATGCAGAAAGAGGCGTGGTGTTTAGGGTTTAGGGGTTGTGTGTGTGTTGTTAAAAATAAATGTAATTTTCCTGTTCAGAGTACACGGGGCGGTCCGCGTCGATAAACGAGAACCCTTTGTTGGTGGTGTTCGAGCTCGAGAAAGAGTACGGTTTGACGCCTTCCGGGTGGTCGGCAAAGTACTCAAACACGCGCGTGGTACCTTCGATCACTTCAGGGGTTCGGTTTCCTTCCTGAATAACGACGGTGGGAACCACTCTAAGGAAGTCGGGTAAAGTATCCGTGGTCTGGTCGATATCGAACGGTGTTAGTGCGCTCGCGTCGGGGTGTTCCTGAAAAAGCCGCGCGCAGTGAGGACACCGGGTACTATAAAACAACGTCCGGGTCGGGATCACACGTTCCATTATTCTTTGTTTACTAACACTCCCGAGTTCGTTTTTCGTTTTTCAACGCAAAAAACAGAATGGCCAGTTGCGCCAGTTGCGGCAGTTGCGGCGGAACCGATTTGATGGACGATGCGCGTAGCGGGGACACGGTATGTACGACGTGCGGTCTCGTGACGGGGCGCGAGAACTCTCTACAGGTCTCGTACGACTACTCTGGGGAAATCGCGGTATCACCAGCAGTCTCCATAACAATCGTGCGTGTGGTCCGCGCACTGGAGCTGGAACCCGCGTCGGACTGGATCGAGTTCGTGCATCAACAAGCGAATACTAATTCTTCAGCAAAGCCGCGGAGAATGACACAACGACGTGTGTGTGAGATCCTGCTTCGCGAAGACGGTCACCTGTACGAGCGCATACGCGCGCTAGGTTTCGAGAAGATCCGTCGCCCACAACAATCTTCAACAATAATAACAGCAGAAGGACAAGGACAAGGACAAGGACAAGGACAAGGACAACAGATGTTCATACGTGACGATTACGGGCATTGGATCCGTCGTTCGGGTTTGTGTGAGACCCGCGACGAAATACGCGCGTTGAACTTGGCTTGTCAACAGACTGTGGACCGCGTGCCCGAGCTACGTTTTGTGTTGCCTCCTTTGTTTGTAGTGGCGGTGTACGCCAACATGGTTAGCGCAGACAAACAGACCTTAGCATGTATCGTGTCGGACACACAGACCCATCCTCAAAGTGTAAAACGTATTATGAAAAAAATAAAGACTTAAAGAATCTAAAAGTGTGAATTAACAATAACAAACAAACAACAAAACGAGGATTATGGACTGGTCGTCTTGTTTGGGTTTTGAGACATGGAAACTCACGGACGAGACGATAAAGCAACGTCTGATGCGTCAGGTTCGGGTGTGGTGGGGGGTGGGCCCGAACACGGCGTCGTATTTTCCGGGACCTCAGCCGGTCAGTATCGAACGAAAAGACTTGAGTCGTATAAAGCGTGAGAACGACTATTGGGTCTGTGTGAAATCGGACGGTGTTCGATTTTTGTTGGTCTTTGTGCGCATAGACGACAAGGACTACAGCGTGTTAATCAACCGCAAGCAAGACATGTACTTGCTACGTATGCAAACGGTCGGGTCCGCGTTTGACGGGACGGTGTTGGACGGTGAGCTCGTCAACGACGGGCGTGAATTTGTGGTGTACGATACGACCATTGTGTGCGGTCGTTCCGTAATCAAAGAGCCTCACAGTGTGCGTTTGGAAGCCTCGATGAGTGTGGTGGATTTCACCCGCAACTCGGACGTCGACATTCGGACGAAACTCTTTTTTCCGGTTCGGGACATGAAACGGTACGTCGAACAAATCACACCGACCATCACCCACGGGATTGACGGGTACGTGTTCACGCCCGAAGACTGTCCGGTGTGTTCGGGAACCCATTTTGGGATGTTTAAATGGAAGGAGCAGTACAAGAACACGGTGGACTTCCATGTGACCCCGCGAGGAGAAATAAGCGTCTCGCGTGGGCGACATTTACACCGAGTGCCGATCCGAGTCACGTTGGGTCACGGAATTACAACTGCGGATCTCCCGGCTATTTTGGAATCGCGTTTCGTTCGACCGAACCAATGGGAGGCACTACTCTTACGCAAAGACAAGACTTATCCGAACAACGAACTGACGTACAACAAAACGTTGTTAAACATTCAAGAGAACATTCAACTAGGGGAATTGTACCCGTGAGTTCAAGAAGTAGGGGAACCTTACCCTTGAATCTCCCCGGACTTTTGTCGGATAGGTTTTCCGACAAAGGTTAGATCATCATACCTAGGATTGTTATCAAACACGTCGATACGCAAGGTGTCGCTGACATAGTCGGGCATGCTAAAGTCACCTTCGGTAATTTTTTTTTTAAAATGATTGAAAAATGCTTGATTGCTCTTGTGATGGGGTTCGACATTCTCTTTGTAAAGACGATCGTTCTCGCGTAAAGCGTACTCGAGAACCGAGTTTGGAGGACCTCGTTCTTTACGGCTGAGGCTCAGCTTTGTGGTAACGTGTCGTTGGAAATTACCAAACTGTCGTGCGGCCGTTTCGTGCAACGCGGCTGTTTCTGTGCAATTGTAAAAGCGTATCATACTTTGGTTGAGAATAGTGAGCATACCGATGAATCCTACGAAAGTCATGACGTATCTCGAGTCGAAAAAGGATTCAAACGCACCGGTCAGGGACGATACGGACACTACGGACGACAATATAATTCCAGTGAGATTCAGATGTTGGTCCCTATTCCGCCAGTAAGTTGCCGAGTTCATATGCATCCATCGTTGTCCACCCGCCTTTTCGCCCCAACGCTTGAGTAACAATTCGAGACTGCTATTTTCCCATTTCCTTAAATGCTCCAGCTTTTCCGACTCTGTGTAACTTTCCAAAGAATCTTCTTCGTCAGACCTTTCGCGATAACTGGCGAACGCGTTATTAATCATATGTATATATTGTACACACTACAAAAATGTCCGCGAACGGGTAGACTTTTTGTTAATTAATTTTGTTTGTGTGTGTGTGTGTGTGTGGAACGCGTTTATTTAAGTATTAGACTTTTAATATATTGTAATTACAAAATGTCCGCGGGAGATATTCTTACTGACGCGGCGTTCACGAATGTCGAAATCACTGGAAATCTAATTTTTCGAGACCGTACTTTCATAGACAAGGACATGAACATCAACGCCAAAACTGTGCGTTGCGACTACATCGAGTGTCGTAATATCCATATCCTAGACGCGGTCGTGAACGATCCGTTGAATTTTTTGAATAATAACAATAATAATACCACCACTACCACCACCACCACGACCCGTGAATTTCCGAAAATAACAGATCCTCTTTCAACAAACGAGGCGCCCGGCAAAGACGCGGCGTGTCTAGGTGGTACGTACAACGAAGCGCTCGGCGATCGGTCGGTAACCGTGGGTGGAAGTGAGAACCAAGCGGCGGGGGACAGTGCAATCGCAATGGGTTCCGCGGCGTTCGCGACACACGCTCACACGCTCGTATGGAACACCGACCCGGATCAACCTTTGGAAACTACCGCGGACAAGCAGTGTATGCTAGCGAGCAGCGGGGGGTTGTTTTTTAAATTACCGTTGTCCAGTGACGTAAAGACACACCAAGTACCCGAAGGGTTTGCGTGTTGGTGTTGGGACGCGGAACTCCGAACGGTAGCTTTGAAAACGAAACAACAGAATGTGTTTTACAAGACCCGTTTGGAGACGCTCGAGCACGAGATTGCGGTGCGTATCTCTGACAACCAAGACGAAAATAATGGTGATATTCGTTTAGTCATTCAAAACCCGGACGACACTTGAAGAAGAACACACACACACAAAAAAAAAGAAAAACATTACAATTTCAAAACCCGGACGACACTTGAAGAACACACAAAGAACATATCGGCACGTAGTCAAAGAGTTCACATTCGAGTCCGCGTAAAAGAGACACCGGGTCGTTTTCGGAACACACGAGGTGATTCGTGAACCGATGTTGGCATTGTCCGCACAAACGCTGTTTTTTACTATGTTTGGTATCGAATACGTACTTGAGTTTGGGGGTGTGTTTGTCAAAGAAACGAAACAAGCTAGTGTTGAGGTACAAGGTTTGTTTCGCGCGTGTCATGGCGACGTACAACGTGTTGTG